AATTCCTGCAATCCGATCGTGTCAAGGCATTGATCGTTGAGATGTTGGAGAAACTTGCTGAGTCAACTGATAATGATGTTGACGACAAAGCAGTTGAGTTTATTCGTAACGGGTTGTTCCCGACTAAGTAATGGACTTGGGAGAACCTTTGGTCTTCCCGCACATTACCATTCCTGAACCGTTACAACTACCGGTTCCTATATTAGAAGTACCACAGGCGGACGTACCTTCGTATACCCCGCTTGTGGTGCCTCCTAGCGACCTTAGACCCCCTCCAGGTGTAAGCACACCTAACACACAGGAAAGGGCTGCTCCAGAGCCTCCTAGGCCCCCTGTAGCGCCTATTACACTTCCACCAATCCCACCAGAAGTCAGACAGGTAGAAATACCAGCTACTGACATTAAGATTCCTGTTCCTCAAACAGCCATTCTGGTGACTGCTGCAACGACAGCAACCGTTTCTGTTGCTGCCACTCTTACCGCCACTGCAGTATTTAAACGGTTAGTCTCCTTAATGAAGCCAATTATCAGAAAGATTCTAGCCAAAAAACAAAATGCAGAAAACTAAAAACTTTGTACATGACTTCTTTAGTGAAATTGTCAAAGCATTAGTGCTTGTATGGAGTGCAGGTGTATTAACTGCTTCATACATGGGTATGTTACAAAAAATGGATCCTACGTTTGTAGCGTCTTTGCTTAGCGGAACGCTTGCTTCGTATGGTATTTCACGGATGGACAAAGACAAAAAAGAACAACCATGAAAAAACTATTTGCCTTACTTTTTCTATTGCCTGTAGCTGCTCAAGCACAAACTGTTACACCTAATTTTACACAAGGTAGTATGCAATCTACTACCACAACTACTGTTAATATTAACCGTACCATTGCAACTGAAGTGTACGGTGGAGCTTATAAATCATGGTCTGGAACCAACGTAACACCCAGTGGTTCAATCGAAGATTCTTCAACAACCTTTTCAGTAACCACCGCTGGCAATCCCTTTCAACTGGAGATTACGGAAAGAGCAGCAGGTGTAATCGAAACAATCGACGTAACCGAAACTATCCAGCAAGTCTCCACTACTACCTCGCTGTCAGTCTTCTCGCAGTAGTACCAGTTTACGCAGAAGAACCTACAGTATCAAACAGTTCGTCACCTGTAGCTGCTGCTACGGGTAACGTAACTAACCAAGCGATTCAATTCCAAAATACTGGTGCACCTAGTCGGCAACACTTTGCTGCTAATAACTCCTGTAACGGTACAACAATGATTGTTAGCCCGTTTTATACAGGTGGTGATGTACACACAGATACGTACCAACGCACTGCTAATTTTGGAATGAGTCTTAACTTTTCTGTACCGCTTGATGGTGGTATGGTTGAACAATGTAAATCTATCGCTAAACGTCACGAACAAAAGATGCGTTTGGATTATGAATTAGTTCGTGCACTTAAATGTGCTGAACTAGGTAAAGCAGGTTTTATGTTTAGACCTGGTAGTCCGTACGAAAAACTTTGCCATGACATTGTACCTATTGTAGCGGTTAAATCTAACACTGGATGGTAATTAATGCCTAAAAAGAAATCTAGAACTTCAGCTGACCTTGATCCAATTGAGCGTCTGATAATTCAACAACAAGAGTCTGAACGGTCAGTTAGAGATCGAACTATTTTGCCTTACTCTGGCGCTAAATACGATGTAGAAAAAGACTACCAAGGTCCACAGAATTATCGTGGTTCGTATTTTGGTAGTGGAACTTTAGATCGTATGCCAGGCGCTAGTGGTTATACTTATACTACACCTAATCCCGTTGAATTTCTTTTAGATAAACTAAGGATTAGACAGTTTAATCCTCAACGTAAAGATCTTACCCCAACCAAACGTCCTAACCCAATGCCAGGTATCATTTAAAAATGAAAAAGAAAGCAACTGAAGATCAATTCAACGAGTTGCATAATCTTGTCACAAAGGAGTTCCTTGCCCGTATTAAATCGGGCGAGGCTTCTACTGCTGATCTAAAGGCAGCCTGTGATTGGCTTAAAACCAATGACATCAGTGGTGTTGCCTTTGACGGTAGCCCCCTAGATAAATTGGCAAACATTATGCCAACTGTTGACCCTGAACTTGTCCAACGGAGGCTCTATGGCCCGAAAGTCTAAATATAGCGGTGCTAAATACGCTAACGGTAACTATAAGTCATATCAAAAAAAGTATGACTCTAGTGCATTACAGATTAAAAAACGCACCCAATTAAATAAGGAGAATCGTAAACGTGGCACGTACGGCAACGGTGATGGTAAAGATGTTTCCCATAAAAAGAATGGTAAAACATTCCTTGAAGCAGCATCTAAAAACCGAGCACGTAAAGGTCGCGCATGACTCCCCTACTTCCTTCACCTGATCATTATCTTTATAACTTAATAGCCATGACCTCACCAGAAGCCAAGCGCCTGTGGAGGCGCTCTATTAAGGAACATTTTGACTGCACTTGTGTTTATTGTGGTAAAACTTATGACTTATCTAATCTCACTTTGGACCATGTCCGCCCTCGCTGTCGTGGCGGCTCAGACATCAAGAATGTCGTCCCAGCCTGTCTTATGTGCAATCAGAGTAAAGGAAGTAACAACTGGCTCACTTTTATGAGACAAACCTTTGGAGTTAATAGACTCCGTGAAAAACTTATTATGGAGTATATTACTTAATGGATAGAGAAACAAAGCGAGCGTATCAACTTGTTCAAGCTACAATTGTAGAAAATCTTGACAGGTTACAAGCTGCTCAAAAAAATAAAATTAAGCTACCTAGTGGTGATGTAAACGATCTTAAAAAATGGAGACGTTTTGGAGCAGCTTTTGCTTGGGATCCTACTGTATTTCAAGATATTTTGGAAAAACCTTACATGGAGCCTGAGGATTTAATTAAAAAACTCAGGAAAACTGAAGAAGGTTTAATGAGAGATTTTCAGTACGTTAAAGGTATCCCTCTTCATCACATTATTGCTGATAGAACCGGCGGTGATCTTGGAATTAGAACACCAATTGATATTTGGGAAGACACTAAAAAACGTATTTTTGATTTAACTGGCGCTACTCCTGGCGACAACCAAGCAAATTTAAACGCTATTGGTGCTTTTGATGAACTTTGGCACCAAGGTCGTTTAGGTGCTAAAAATACTGTTTTTGCAGAAGCTGGTCTTATACGTCCTGAGGATTTTCCTTATCTACATAGAGCTGGGCAAAATTTAGCTGACAAATTAGGTTTAAATCCAAAATTAGTCCAAGCAAGTGCTGAAGAACAAGTTAAAGCTTTGCTTCCTTCTATCTTACAACAGCAGGAACGATTTGCGGAAACAAGTGCTACGCCACAAGTGCAAAAGCAACGTAATGTATTTGTACAAGCAGGTTTTCCTGAAATACTTGACCCTACTACATCAGCTGAACGTATTGGTGTAATTGAAAAGGCTACAAGAAAAACTCCTTTGCCATTAATTTTTGCTAAAGCTGGTTCTATGCTTTATGATGGAGAAGCTGCAGTTAAAAAATTTATGGCATCAGACCAGGCTACTATCATGAGAGGTGAAGTAAACAAAGGTTTGGCTAAATTAGGATTGCCGCCTATGCAAGGTTCACAGATGTTTAATGTAGATCCTGTAGGTGCTGCAATTAGTGGTGCTATTGATTATATTAGAAAAAACCCAATTGGAGCTTCAATTGGCGCTGCTACATCTATTGAGCCTGAAGCTGTTAAATCTTTATTTCAAGGTAAACCTAAAGAAGCTCTTGTACAAACACTTGGTGGTGCAGTTAGCGGTGCATTAGTTGAACAAGGTGGTCGTTGGGCTGCACCGCTTTTATCAAAAATACCTGGCGCTGCTGCTGCAGGTAGTGTTTTAGGACCAGCTGCTGGTGCAGTTGGTGGTTATCAACTAGCTGATGCCATTTTAGAAGGTGCAACAGGAGAGGGTTATGTTGGAACTTTACAGCAAGTACAAGATAAAGAGCGTACTGCTAGGATTAATCAGCAAATGCAAGAAAGTGCTGAAATTTCAAGGCAGCAAG